TATTGGATCTTTTGATTCTGATTTTGATTGTTGGATTGCTTTTTTACTTAATTTACTAGGAGTAACACTATCAATTAAACCTACATTCCATCTAGAAAATGATGTTGAGTTTGCTAAATCAGATTCACTTCTAGATTGAGCTCCAATTGAAATCATAGTAGCAAATTGGTTAGATAAAGTAGTACTAATACCAACATTTGTTACAAATGAACCATTTTGTTGAGTTGGTTTCCAACCGTTAACATTAAATAATGTTCTATCTTCTACAGGAACTACAGTTTTAGTAGCTACTTTAGGGTCTAAAGGAACATCATCTCTAATAATTATTTGATTATTATCGTGATCATAGGTTACTGAAAATTTATTAATGCTACCTAATGATTCTTGAATTCCATAAAGTAACTGTTCTAAAAATCTTAAAAGAGGTACAGCATTATTTTGAGTACACTGTTTTAATGTAGAACCAATATAGTGAAGATTTACAGGAATATCTAATAAGTTCCCAACAAAAGGACTGCCTGTATCTCTAAATTCAGGACCAATTACTTCTTCAAAATACGTTACACCTTCAAAGGTAAAAGGAATAATACACACATTAGGATCTGCTGAAAATTGTTCGGGTTGAGTATAGCAATAAATTTCAGTATCATCAAATGTAATAATAGATTGAGGATCATTTGGTTTTTCAGTTTCACCCGTTTGTTCTCCACCATTATAAACTAAAAGATTTCCTTCAATATAGTCTAATAATCTTCTTAAAGTTATATATTGGAATGGAGCGTTTTGGCTTAATCGAGTTACTTGACCCTTAACCTCCCCACTACTACCATCAATAAGATCTCTAGTAACTAAAGGTTGAATCATTATTAAATCAGCATTAGAGCCTTCACTAGGATCTGATTCTTGATCGAGGGTACTTAAAACTTTAATAGTTGGTGATGAACTATTATTAGTAGTTTTTAATTCTGTTCCTAATTTACTAATATTTGTTTTTAACCAGTTGTATTGTTTATATAAAAACCCATTAAAATCAGTTCTATCTTTATTTGCCAATAAAACATCCGGACCTTCATCTTCTGGAGATAAACTATCTGCTGGACGTTTTAAGGTAAATTTATTCATTGTTGAAGGATATTCATCCCTATACTTTGCAAACTCTCTTACAGTAGCTGTAGCACTGGTGAAACCGCCATCACTTAGATCATCAATTTCATTCCAATATTCTCTATATTGTTTTTTATTAGAATCAGGAACTCTTCTAGTGTATGACCCTTTATCATCTTTAAGATTAAAATAATAATAAGTTGGGTTGTTTGAGGTATTGTTTTGTTTCTTTTGAGGAACATTTTCTGGGGGTTCAACTCTATTAATAGTTAGAGATTCAATAATATCCCCAGTAGATATTGCTTTTACTTCAATATCATAGGAACCATCACTATTATAATTCCAAACAAAGTTAGTGATTTTACCATAAAACCCATCATAATTTCCTTCGCTTCCTGATTCGGTTGAATTGCCTTCTTCTACTATTCTACCATCTCCACGTTCTTTAACAATGGCTTTAAGAATAGAATCTTGAGTTAAATCTCCAGAATTTCCATCTAAAAATTTATTTAATAAGTTAAATGCTTCTGTATTAAAATTAGCAGTAGTGTATTGGGGGTTTTCTGGGGTGCCTTTAAAATATGTTGTGTGTCCCCATTCTAATAATAAAGTATATCCAGGACGCATAAATAAAGCATCTATAATAGCAAATTGTTCTCTACTATATGCTTTAAGTTTAAATGATGCCTTTCTTAAAGAACCTCGGTTATATGTAGTAATATCTAAACTTTCAACACCCGGCATAGGGACTAAACCTCTTTCAGATGTTGAACCAAATCCATAAGCATTATTATTAATACTACTATATGCTTGGTTCAAAACTCCACTTTTTTGAGTAAATGTTTGATTTCCGTCTTCTGTAGTTTCTGTAGAAGTGGTACCATTAAATAGTACATATTCTTTGGCTAACTTACCACCAACATAACTTTCACTACCTGTTAATTCTTTACTTTTTTCTTCGTCTATTTTTACAGCCGATATTGCTCTAATCCAGGCAGTATTATTAGTTTGCCATGCCAGAACATTAGCTGGTCTATTTTGTAAACCTAATAATTGCTGTCGGAGATTAACCTGATTAGCTGCCCACTTTCTAGGGTTATTTCCTATAATATTTCCCATAGTTTAAAACCTGTTTATATTTGAATAGCTTTGTAAAATAGATGTTATGTTAAGAGGAATTCGAATTTGAGTTCCTACTGGTGGGAAAATTGAGGTTGGGGGGATTAATGGGTTAGCCGCAGCTATAACCCACCATAAAGTACTATCATTATAATATTGATTAGCTAATAAATCATACCTATCTCTTTCATCTGTAATTACGTAAATGTCAGTTTCAGACAAAGGGATTGTTGGGTAAAAGTTCGTTTTATAGTAACGATTACCTTTTGGAGTTCTTAATATTTGTATGTTTGAATATCTATTAGCCATTATTTCTAAATTCCTGTAAGTGTAGCATCATCTGTAGGGATTATAAGACTACCTGAAGATGGAGAAATATCATATCCTATAAATTTAGATCCTTTTTGAGGTATAAAATTATGAATAGGAGCAAAACTAAATCCACTTACTTGTAATCCTTGAGGCAATTGAGCTATACCATCTTCTGTTGGTAAAGGATTACCGTCATTTCCTTTAGCAATTTCCCAAGGAGATTCTTCAAACCCCGCAAGAGACATTCCTTTAAGAACTCCAGGCACATCATTTAAATAATCACCTACAGTTAGATAAATTAAATTACCTCTCATAAATCCTTCTTTACTATAATCCGGGGCACAAAGCGAGGCAAGATATGTTAACTTTTCATATAGAGGCTTTTGCTCTTGTCTTGATTGAGCCATTACTCTAAATCCTAAACTAATATCTCTATTAAATCCTCCATATTTGTAGAAGCTTTCACCTCTACCTACATACTTTGTATCACTCCATTGTGCTGAATACCCATCACTAAATGAATCTATAAAAGCTCTAAATGTAATCCAAGTTCTTATAGATGGATCATCATTATTTACTACTGAGATTCTAAATTTAATAAAATCACTATTAGCTACATCGTCTGCTACTGTAGATGAGTTGTATAGAGGTTTCATTGCTAACATATCAGCTGTAGAAGTTAATTGCTTTCCAGGTTTACTTTTATCATAAACAACGTTGAAATATTCTTTACGATTTCTCCTAATAGATGAACCAATTGGAAAAGATACACCTGTTCTAAAATCTGGGAGGGTTCCTTTAAGAAGATTATTAGTACCTATGGCAACTTGACCCATACGATAAACATCAGTTTCTCCGCCATTTAAATTTTGACCTCCTCTTATATCAGTAGGTCCTGGGAATTGTTGAGAAAAAAATGAAAGAATGTCAGGGTTAATAAAAGCTGGAATGTGGCCAAATCCTACACCGTTAGCTACTGCTTGTAGTGGTATAGTTAAAGGGTTCCATACTTGAAAAGGATCTGCTAATAAACCATTTGCTATTTGCTTAGCATTAAAAGATAAACCTACATTGGTTTTTGTGTAAAGTTTAAATAATCTCTCTACATCATCAATAGCTGCACCTACTCTTAAAAACCCCCCTCTAACAAACCAATCATTACTAGATGAAAAACCAGTGATTGATGTTGGGTCTTCGTCTTCGTTTGGTATGGAGGGTCCTAAATCTTTAAAAACAGCAAAAGCCCCTCTAGAGTTAGCTGATGAGCCACCTCCAGGGCGATCATTACCGTATCTTAAAGATTTAAGATCAGTTTTTAAGTCTATTAGAGGCATAAACTATTATTTAGGTGGGTTATCTAAATACTTAGATGGAGTAGCACCATCATCAATATCTAATTGAGACTTTTTTAAAGAATCAGGATTTAATGGGATAGTTAAGTTTGGAGCATTAACTCCTTGTTGTGGAGTTTCACCTTTAAGGCTTAACTGGGATTTGTTTAAACTGTCTACTAATGAACTCATGATTATTAATTTTAAATTGTGGTTTTGTTATAAATATTGTATTATTGCATTCTGTAATTTCCTGCTACCATAGCAGTTCCTACTTTTTGTCCATCTAATATTATGGTACCTCCTTTTTCGACAGCAGCTACTAATCTTTCAAGTAATTGAATAGTTTTACCATTATCTCCACCACCTGTTAGGTTAGTACCACCCATTACAATATCATCTTTACGGAATTTTTGAACTGTCCCGTTTTGCATTATAAAATCTTCGGCAACATCATTTCCTCCTAAAGCTTTTGCTAGTGGGGGTGCTAATGCTTTTTGGATTGCTGGGATAGAACCTATATAATCTCCAATTAACCCCCCGGCAATACCACCTAAAACAGTTCCAGGACCAGGTAATACAGATCCTAAAACAGATCCTAAAGCCCCACCTATTATACTAGCACCTAGTGGGATAATTTGTTGTGCCTTTTCAAGATTTGTACCTTTACCCGCTAAAATTGATGCTAATGATCCAACATTAATTATAGCACCAATTAAACCACCTTTAACAGCTTTGCCTACAAATTTACCGGCTTTACCAATTAAACCTGATTTTAATGCTTTCATTGGGTTTACTTTACTTGCTACAGATTTTACACCTTGGACCCCTTTCGATACAGTTTTACCTATACTAGAATTAGCTATTGATTTACCTATATTAGATATACCTTTTTTCATACGGCTAAAAATACTACCTGAAGATTTAGGGGCTTTAGTAAATTTACCAGTTGATGGGTCTCTATATCTTTTTGATTTTGGGTCGAATTTAGGTTTTGTTCCTTGATTCTTTTTAAAAAGATTTTTTATGGGGTCAGTAATAGAATCCGCGGCACCTGCTAATCGTACATAAAGAGCATTTGATGCTGATGATCCATCATTTTTCAAACCAAACATACTCATTAAACCTTTAGCACCTTTAATTACTAAGGCACCTCCAGCAACCCAACCCATAGCTTTCATTAACCATGGATGTTCTTTAACAAAGTTTGAAATTGATGTAGCTGCAGATTTAATTCCGTCAGCGAATTTTTGTGCTCTATCGGGAAGGGAATCTAAAAATGCTGTTCCTGCTGGGCCTGTAGCCCATTCTACCATAGGTTGAAGGACATTATCATTAATTAGATTCGATACTATAGATTGAATTTTAGTCCAAATTTCTTGAAGTTTAGTTACTAGAGGTTCTAATGACTTATAATACTTCATATTTGCCTCTTGGCTAGCTCTTTCAATATTTGCGTGTTTTTCAGCTAATGAAACTTGAGATGACATAGCAGCTATACCATCTTGCTGACCTTCTACTAAATCACCATTAATAGACTTACTACCTTCTTGGGCATCTAACATACCCGCTAATTCACCTCTAGATAATCCAACAGATTTAGCAAATGCTTCTTGTTGAATTACGTTCATATTTTGGAATTCCTCAATAGAACCTAACTGGTTGATAATTTCATCCTGTAAAGCTGCTGTATCTCCACGTAAAGCTGCTTCTCTTGCTTTTTCAAGATTTAATTGTTTACCTGTAAGTAATTCAGCCTCCATTTCGGCTGCAATAGAATCTTCAAAGTTAAGTAGACTTCGACCTATGTCTTCCATCTTACTCATTTCAATACCTAAAGATTTTGCTTTCGCTACAGATTCTACTAGGAGTTTTGGTTGGTCTCTAAATTGAAGTCTAATAGTACTAGAAACATTTGCAACATCATTTAATAAATTCTTTTGACTAAATGCATATTTGTTAGTCTTAATTGTATCCAATGATACTTGGGCCATATTTTTAACTAATGTCCCAGCATCTTGTCCTGATAGTTTGGCGAATTTTTGGAATTTAGCTAAACTTTCAGCAGATACACCTGCAAGTGTATTTAATTTAACAAAGGTCTTTACAGTGTTTGCTGTTAACTTTTCTGTTGAACCCATTGCTTGGTAAATAGAACTAATAGATTCCTTACCTGCTGCTATTGTGGGTCCAAACTTAGCACCTGCTGCTGCTAGTTGGTTAGCTGCTCCTTGAGCTAAACCTAAGGTTCGAGATATGTTTACATTTTCTTCACTTATTCGTACTGCAGCTTGTTTACCTTCTTCATATTTCTTTTTTAAGAAACCAAAAGCAGATGTTGCCCCTTTTATGGCCATTGTAGCTAAAATAAGTGGGTCTGTAAGATTTCTTAGAATTTCTTTACCTATTACTTTAAAGGCAGAGCCCATGGCTTTAACTTTAGTTAATAAACCACCAGCTTTTTTACCACCGTCTGTAAGACGTGATGCTGTGCTTTTTGCGGCCTCACTAGCATCTTCAAATACGGTAGCCATGTCACCCATTCCTATCTTATTTAAAAACCCTTGAATACCTTTTAAAGCAACACCTGTAAGACCTGTAGCTCTTTCAATATTTCTTTGTTGCTTGGCCATTAAGTTAATAGTATCCAGTTGTCTGTGGTAGGCTGAAGTATTATCTTTAATTTGACCTTCTATTTCGTTTAGAGTATCTAATTCATCTTGTGTAGCCGAGCCAGCTGCTTTTTTAGCTGCTAGCATTTTATAACTTAATTGAAGATTTTCAAATTCAATTTTAGTTTTATTAGCTAAAGACCTTAAATCTTTTGAAGAAAGTTCATTTATCCCTTTTTGAGATAGTCTAACCTTATCAGAAATATCTCTTAATTTATTAAGAGAACCAATTCCTAATTTTTGGGCTTGGTTTGTTTTTGTAACTTCTTCTAAAACATTTCTCCACTGTGTTGATAAACCTTCTACAGATTCATCTAAATCATTTACAATTTCACGGATGCTTTCTAATTCATCCTTAACAGCCATTACTTGGGAAGAATCAGCATCAATTTTAAGGGGAGATTTATTTACCTCCGCACGGAGACGATTAAGTTCCGCAAGATCTTTATTGAATTGTTTTAAATCTGCTCCAGTTAATTTGGCCATAATGACATATAGTTATATGCTATAAATATTAAAAGGCATCATTTCTTTGATGCCTTTGTAACATAGCTAGGAACATTAACTTCTTTTTTAGCTACTGCACCTGCTGCCCTCATATTTGCTATAGATTCATCTACTGTACTTTCTTGGGAAGATTGATTTTCTTCTTTATAATGGTTTGCTATGGCATTCCATGTAAACTTTCTAAGCCAGATAGGCATGTTATAGATAGTTTCCCAATCATACCCTCCCTTACCATGAAATACAATTTCGTGAATTTGAGTAAATATACTATTTCTAAAAATTAATGCTTCTTTAGGCGTCAGGGAAAAAAAAGTTGACTCCAATGGGCACCTCCACTTCCCTGTCTTCTCCATCAATCAATAAAGTAACATTTAAATTAATATCGGGTTGAATTTTTTGGAGGTATTCTCTTAATGCTCTAGAATCACGGGCAAGTAAATAATTATCTACAAAATCTCTAATAGTTTTAGATGACGAATCCCCTTCAACTGAAGTAATAAGGTATTTCATTCTAGTAGATAAATCTGCAGAGTTTAGTTTATTAATCTTTTTAAGACCTTTAATTTCATTATCAATTTTTTTCTCAAGATGACCATCTAACAATCTAAAAGTAATGTTAGTGCCTGAATGGGGTAGTGTAAATGGAAATTCGTTTTGACCTCGGGTAAATAAACTTTCATCAATTTCTTTGTTTTCAAGTTCTGTTAAATCAACTACATGATTTTCACCCATATATTCAAACTCATAATCTTTACCATATCCTAAAATACGAGAAGCAATCATAATAGCATTTTTATCACCAACCAATAAATCATCATAATTTACTTTAGTAATAATAAGTGACTGGAGCAGTTTATCTAGTACAGTTCCATTAGCAATAAAGTTTTGGTTAGTAAGAATATCTTCTTCTCTAGCCGTCATATACTTCATTTCGATTTTACCACTTGAAAGAGCATGCCCTTCAGGATAAAGTAAACCCTTTGAAGGTAAATCAATAGTCTCTGTTGGGAACTTGTGTTTAACAGGTTCTGCTACTTGGGGAGCAGGAACTTGAGGTGTTTCGTTTTCCATAATTTTTATTTAAAATAACTTTATTTATCGTGTATACATATTAAAATAAGAAAGAGCTTGACCGAAGCCAAGCTCTCCTTAAAGAAATCGCAAAATTTTTCTTAGTAATTTAACACACAGTAATCCATACCGATAGTAACTGTCAAGTTTTGAGCAGCTGCTTCGTTGTCCCAGTTGTATTCACCAAATTCAGCAGCTTTAACAAAAGCACCTTTGATAATCCATTCTGAAACGATATCACCAACAGGACCTAAAATATCGATAGTTAAATCTTTTTTATAGAAATCTGAATAACCATCTCTACCTGTTACAGACTCGTGGTGTAGACGAACCCATTCCATTACTGCTTGAGCTCCAGAAGGTGTAATTGGATCGAACATTGTCATTGTTAAGTCGTTCCATTTTAATTTACCCTTAACTTTTCTATAAGTGTTGATATGGTTAAGGACAATTTCTTCCTGCGAGAAGCCGACCGATGAAATAGCTTTAATTGTATACGCTGGGATACCGTCTACATACATGATAAATCTATTCTGTACTTTCGGTTCAAAAGCTGTGAAGAAAATTTCGTTGGGATCTAATACTGCCATTTTGCTATATATTATTTTATTTTATTATAAATATTCAATTCTTTAGTTTTTATGCTGGGAAAGTAGCTCCAGTTGGCAATACATTGAAATCTAAGTAAATGAATTCAGCTGTTTTTGTTGGTTGTAGATAAATCTGACCAATCAACTGATTTCTATCAATTACATCTGCTGTATTGTTTGAGGCATCCATAATCACCTTAAACGCATAAAGACCTTGTCTTTGTTGTACTGATTCTAAGTAAGGATTTACTTGGCTTAAGAAAGCATTTCTAGTAGCAATTGTGTTTTGTTCAAACACTAAATTATCAGCAACTTGTGAAATGTAAGACTTAAGTTGAATCAATAATCTTCTAACATTTACTCTGTCTAAAGCAGAAGCTTTAGTTTGTAATGTTTTCTGTCCAAATACTACAACTCCTGATCCAGGGAATGAAGCGATTGGGTTAACTTTACCTTGGTATAAAGTATCTCTTTCTGATTGAGATAATTTTCTTTCAGGGCGAACTACTGTAGCTAAACCACCTCTATTCAAACCTGCAGGAGCGAACCATGCTTCACCTACTCTATCGTTATAAGCATAAACTCCAGGAATCATTGTTGAAGCTGGAACCCATACTAATTCTCCAGTTTCTGGACTAGTAGTTTGTAACCACGGAGCGTAACAAGCAGCGTAGCTTGAATTGTATGATGATGCTTCAGCAGTCATACCATTAAGTGTAGCTCCGTAAGCTGATGGGTCTACAATTGCGATTGCATCACCTCTTTCCTGTACCATATTAATTAATGAAGTAACAGTTGTTGGTGTGTTTTCAATTGTTAAACCTGGGGCTGTGATTGCATTAAAGATGTATTCATCTTGGTTTGCAAGAAGAGCAATTGAAGTTGTATAATTAGTATTATTTAAACCTTGAATATTAGTTGCTGAATTAATATTTTCATTAAATGCAGCACCTGCAGTTTCGAAATATACTTGACCAGTTGCGCCATCAAATGAACCACTTGCTACTGCTGGGAGTGATGCTGTGTACTCAGATTTAAAATTACCATTATTATCAAAATAGTTTGGTGTTTTAGCGTTTACAGATGAAACATAAACGTATCTTGATCTATTAGGATAAGTACCATTTGTTTGAACATATGGTGTAGTATCTGAAGTGTTAATAGTTTGGTAAGTATCACCAATTACCTTTGAAATGTAATTTGGAGCTGTTGGATCTAATGAAAGGTTAGTATATGATTCTAAGACAGTTTTTTGTTCACTATTGTCATTACCTTGTCTAAGTAATAATGTAAATGTACCTGAAGAAGTACTAAATCCTGATACTTCCCATCTTAAGTTATCAGCTGAACCTGAAACTAAGGCTCCATCAACTTCTGAACCTGAACTATTCATAATAGTACCTTGTCCAAATGTTTTCAATGCAAATGAGGTTGCTACTGCTACCCCACTACCTGAAATGTTGGTTGAAGTTGCACTCGTAAATGATCCTGATACAATTCTTGTTACTAATAACGTAGTACCACCATTTTGAAAATAGTTGTAAGCTGAGGTTGAAGTCAAGAAGCTTTGGGGCACACTTGCACTCATAAAGGTAGTACCAAATAAATTTGCGTACTGACTATATGAAGTTACTAATGTAGGAATGCCAACAGGTCCTTTAACTGTTGGTCCGATTATTGCGGCGCCAGCTTGAATAGGTTGTGCTGTAATTGCCGAAAGATCATTCTCTCTAGCTAATACACCTGGTGATAATAATGTTTCTGCCATTGTGTTTTGGATTAAAAATATGTTTTATTATAAATATTGTATCTTTCCTCAAAAATTAATCTGGAGTTACAACTTTGCCTAGATCTAAAAAAATTTGACCATCTCCATATTTTTTACTAAGATGTTCTCCTATTTCTTTTTCTATAGATTTTAATTTTTGAAACTGATTATCAAGATTGGTTTTAACTAATTTAAGGGTTTGGATTTGCATTTCAACTTCACCAAATTTTTTAGTTAATTCTTTTGTTTTTTCTTGAAGATCTTTTAAAGCTTGTATCTCTTCAGATGTTAAATTTTGTTCCATGATACATATTCATTTTTTTATTAAAAATGTAAAACATTTTTTAAGGGTATTAACACCATATCTGGGGTGATAGATTTAGTACATTCATATTGGCGTGGTGTATCTTTATGGTCAGGGCACCATTCCCAATCACCAGGATTTAACCATTCTCTATTAAAACACCCAGTACATAATCCTTTAGGAGTAGTAACACGTTGACAATCCTCAAATTCAGTGTAATCATCACTAAATCCTGAGATTAAAATAACAGGTGTTCCTATTGTCCATGCTAACCAACTTAATCCACTACCAACACCAATAAAAGCTTCGGCATGTTTAATTTGATTCATTCGAACTTCAATAGGTTTATTACCGGTTTCATTAATTACATTTTGAAGTGTTCCTCCTAATTTTGAATCGTGCCATTCATCATTTAAAGGTTCATGTGTAATCATCATTACTTTATAACCATTGTCATTTAAAGTATCAATTACTTTTTGCCAACCACCCGGATAATTCCAATATTTGGCGTGAGCCGAAGCATGTGGGGCTATTACAACATATTTTTCATCTATAGGACGACCTGTATCTTTAAAATTAATTTTAGGTTTTAATTCTTTATGTTCTAATCCTAAAATATCGGTTGAAGTTGCTTGAAGGGGAAGTGACTTAAAATCACGAGGTACTCTTTGAGGGTTAAATGTTTTGTCATCATTATAAAACCAACCTAAACCATACATAGCGTATAAATCAGGGACAGAGTTTCCTGGGGTAACAAATTCTAATTCTGGGTATTGTTCTCTGAACCATTCATTTTTAAAGGTTGATACTACAACATGGCAATCCCATTTTTTTCTAAATTCCTCTACATAAGGGAACCAGGCTAAAGTATCACCAATGGCGTTTGAATCTAAATGGATATAAACACGTTTACCTTTAGGATTAAAATCATGTTCAAACACTAATTCATTAGTTTCTTTTTCATAAACCTTAACATTCCAATCAATAAAATATTTAATATTAGTACGAGTCCACATATTATTACCAATAGCAGTATCGTGGATAATTTTCCCAGTATTTCTATCAGTCATTAAAACTTTATACTCTTTTTTCTGATTGCCTAGAATTTCTAAAAATGCCCCCTCAATAAAATTAATATTATAGTTATTGTTAGGAGCTTTAACTGGGGTTCTAAGATTTACTAATGTGTTGTATTCGTGTATTAATTCTTGTTTCATAACACTTGATTATAAATTTCCATTAATTTAATAGTTCTATTTTCCCAACTAAGATCTTTACCTGTTTGAATTGCATCTTTTACATATCTATCCCAATTATTCATAATATCTTTTAAACCATCATTCATACGGAAAATATTACGTGGAGCTCTCCACATCCCATAAAAATCAGTTTCCATTTCAATCCAACCAATAACAGGCAAACCACAAGCAGCTGCTTCTAGTAATGTAAGATTTGGGTGTCCTGCTTCTAGTTCTGAAGGGTGGATAAAAATATCGTGGGAATGATAAATTTGACGTAGTTGGGTATTTGAAGGTTCCCAAATAAAATCAAGTTTAGGATAATTTAATATCCATAAATTTTCATTAACCCAATTTTCATTATTTTTAGGACCTACAATTGTAATAGGTAAATTATTCATCATAGCTAAACCTACACCATATGAAAATCCTTTTCTGTCATACCCATTTTTACCCCCCATACCATTATTGGCTAACATAAGCAATTTTGGCTCTTTTGGTTTAGATTTAAAGGGTAAAGGGAAAAAATTATTAGTATTAACCCCATGAGAAAAATAAATACATTTAGGATGATCAAAATAATCAACTAACCATCTAGCAGGCATTAGTGAAATTAAAGAACCATCAATTGCTTCTAAATTTTCTTTATAAACAGAAGATTCTTTTCCATAATACATTACATGATGATCATGTAATTGGTATATGTAAGGAATTCCTCTATTTTTTAAATCAATAGCTAAATTTGCTACATGGCAGTGAACAATATCAAATTCCCCAGGTTGGATACGTCCCCCTAATTTATGGGATGAATCATGACCTAGTTTTCTTTGATTAACTTCAAATTCCCAAATAATTTTTTCAATTGCTCCCCAATTTTTGGGTGGAATATCTAAACCACAAGCTGGATCTACGTGTACTATTTTCATTTTGTTGTGTATATTTCTGGACTGTTTTCATCCATTCCTTTAAATTCTTGTTCAATAATACTAAATCCTGGAAGGTGTTTAGTGTAAATTTTTTCTGCTGTTCCTACACTTAAATTAGCAACATTACACACCCACATATCAAAAGCATCCCAAGGAGTATTTCTAATTTTATCTTGGATATAATCTATTTTATCATTATTAATTAGATAAGATTGAGCAGGAATAAATGGGGTTACGTTTGTGTAAATATCTTCAATTTTAGGTCCGTTTAAGTTACGATTTTTAAATGGATTTCCAAATCCAATTATATCTTGATCATTTTCTCTTGCCAATCTGCTAAAACGATCTAATGATTGTCTTAATTCACTGAATGGAGAATCTACGACCACATCACCTTCAAAAATTAAAATATAATCATAATCCTTATTATCTTCAGCTAAAAGCGCATTTGTGTGAGCTAGATAACAACCATAATGGCCCGGGGCTAACTTATAATAGCCAGGGACTTCTTGAACATCTTCAGGTCGATTACAAGTATCTACTGGGGGGAGTTCAGTCCAAATTTTATTTATACGTTGTTCATACTCGATACCTGTTAACTCACAAAATTCCTTAACACTCTCTATAGAACGAATTTCTTTTTCATTTGTATCAGGTTCTGTAACTAGATGCATTAATTTGATTTTAGGTTTACTTTCAAATTTAGACCTATCACCATACCATTCAAAAAGACCATTTTTAGATATTTGGTTTTCTCTGTAATTATCATCAACTATTACAGTTTTAGAATCTAGTTGAATATTGGTAGCTAAATCATAAGTATCCCAAGTAACATTAAACACATCACCTTTAGAGAATTTTACAATATCATAAACATGGAATTTACTAGTAATTTCAAACTCAGCCTCATTAACGATATTTCCATTTTTTTCTAGAGTATACTTTAATAAACGG